GCTGAATCGGCGTATCCGGGTGCTGGGAAGAACAAGGAAACTGAGGCTCCGGCCCAGGGTTCTTCGCAGCGTTCGGCTACCGAGTCGATGGGAGTGAAGGGTGCGGCTGAAGAGCCGAAGCCTGCGAATGCTCCTGCGCCCGGTGTCGCCGTCAAGGAAGCAGCACCGATGAAGCAGGGTGACTCGAAGGACGCAACGCACGAAGACCTCGGCACCGTCGAAGCAGGTAAGAAGGCGTCGGCCAAGAACTCGAAGCAGCCAGTCCCGACCAATCAGGGTGCTGGTGAGGCGCGCGACTTCCACACGACGGTTGATCCGACTTCGGTCATCAACAAGCCATCAAGCGCAGGTAACCGTATCCACGAAGAGAAGGTTACTATCGACATTGATGACGACAAGAAGGATGACAAGAAGAAGGGCGACAAGAAGGATGACGATTCGGACGATGACAAGAAGAGTGGCAAGAAGAAGCTGTTTGGTGAAGGCTTCGATGCAGCCAAGCTTTTTGAATCGGACACGTCGTTGACCGAGGAGTTCAAGACGAAGGCGACGGCACTCTTCGAGGCTGTTGTTTCGGCTCGCGTTGCTTCGCTCCGTGAGGAACTTGAAGAGGCTGTTGCCCAGGAAGCAGCCAAGGAAGTTGCGACGATCAAGGAGGAAATGGTCAGCAAGCTTGACCAGTATCTCACCCTCGCAACGGAAGAGTGGGTGAAGGATAACTCGCTGGCAATCGAAGCGGGTGTTCGCACCGAGATTTCTGAGAACTTCATGCTTGGACTCAAGGCGTTGTTTGAGGCCAACTACATTGCGGTTCCGGAAGAGAAGGCAGATGTTGTCGGTCAGATGGCTGACGAAATCGCTGGCCTAGAGGCGAAGCTTACCGAGGAGACGAATGCGGTAACTGAACTCCAGGCGCAGATCACCGAGCTAAAGAAGGCTCAGGTGTTCGCGACGATGACTGAGGGGCTTGCGCAGACCGAAGTCGAGCGGCTCAAGAAGCTGGTTGAGGACGTGACGTTTGAGTCCGAGGACCTCTACAAGAGCAAGCTGACCGTCATCAAGGAGACGTACTTCGCGAAGGCAGCATCGGGTTCGTCATCGGTGTTGACGGAAGAGGTTACGGTCCCTGAAACGCGGGAAGTGTCGGCGTCAGTGCAGAAGTACGTAGAGGCAATTTCGCGTTCGACAAAGAAGTAATCGGACGGAAATATCCAAAGGTATAAATAACTTCAACGAGCTTCAAACAACTTTAAGGAGACAGGAAATGTTTCTGACCGAAGAACAGATGACCAAGTGGCAGCCGGTTCTTGATCACCCGGAGCTAGGGGCGATCAAGGATAACTATCGTCGCCAGGTGACGGCGGTTCTGCTTGAGAACCAGGAGCGAGCACTGCGCGAGGAGCGTCAGATGCTTATGGAAAATGCTCCGACAAACAACATTGCCTCGACCCCGGGCATCGACAAGTATGACCCGATCCTCATCAGCCTTGTTCGTCGCTCGCTGCCGAACTTGATGGCGTATGATGTGGCAGGCGTGCAGCCGATGAGCGGCCCGACTGGCCTTATCTTCGCAATGAAGTCGCGTTACAGCGGTGGCTCGGATCGTACTGCTGCAACGGAAGCGTTGTTCAACGAAGCTGATACGTCGTTCTCAGGTCAGGGCACGCACCGCGGCACTGACGCTGGCGCAGTAGGCTTCACGGGTTCGCTTGCGTACTCGACGGGTACGGGCATGTCGACGGCTGCGGCTGAAGCACTTGGCACGTCAGGCGGCGGCACGTTCAACGAAATGTCGTTCACCATCGAAAAGACGACGGTCACGGCAGAGTCGCGTGCACTGAAGGCTGAGTACACGATTGAGTTGGCGCAGGACCTGAAGGCCGTTCACGGCCTCGATGCTGACTCAGAACTCAGCAACATCCTTTCGCAGGAAATTCTTGCGGAAATGAACCGCGAAGTCATTCGTACGATCTACCGCGTTGCTAAGACGGGTTCGCTCGCGACGGCAACTCCGGGAACGTTCGACCTTGACGTTGACTCAAACGGTCGTTGGTCGGTTGAGCGTTTCAAGGGTCTCATGTTCCAGTTGGAGCGTGACGCGAACTTGATCGCACAGGACACACGTCGTGGCAAGGGTAACTTCATCATCTGCTCGGCGGACGTTGCGTCGGCGCTGGCGATGACGGGCAAGCTTGACACAGCAACGGCTCTGGCCAACAACCTACAGGTTGATGATACGGGCAACACGTTCGCTGGCGTGCTGAACGGCCGCTTCAAGGTGTTCGTGGATCCGTACTCGGCGAACTTCTCGGCAGCTAACCAGTTCTATGTGGTCGGCTACAAGGGTTCATCGTCGTACGACGCAGGTATCTTCTACTGCCCTTACGTCCCGCTTCAGATGGTTCGCGCGCAGGATCCGAACAGTTTCCAGCCGAAGATTGGCTTCAAGACTCGTTACGGCATGATTGCGAACCCGT